TAGCATCTACTTTAGTAACTTGATAGAAGTTATCTGTAGCACCACCACTGATAAAGTCTGCATAGATGTAATCATTGGTTAATAAACCATGTCCAGTTCTTGTTAAGGTAACTGTGGTTCCAGAACGAGTATATGTACCAGACTGGAAACTATCCTCTAACTGGTATACGACTTCAGCAGCAGAGAAAGTACCACTAGTACCGCCAAGTTTTAAACGAGTTTTACCAGTACCATACTTACCTGTAGCACCTTGGATACCTTGTACACCAATAGATGCGAAATAGTTGAAGCAATTTAACCACTCAACTCTAATACCATTAGTAACTACAAGACCAATTTGGTTTGGAGTGATGAATGTACACTCATTGAATAGTACTGCAGCGTGTTGTGAAGCAGCGTTTATATTAGCACCATCTAACTTAGCACCACGTCCTGCATCTCCCTGTGCAAATCCATAGGGATCTGAACCAGAAGTTACACTACCTTTAGTAGCTACGGTTACTCTTTCAATATATGGACTTTTCTCTGAATTAACTGTTGATACTAGAACGAATGCATATCCTCTATCGTTACCACTATCATATTCAAAACCTGTAATAGTCATATCGGAGACATGGCAATCTCCAGATAACGTCATTGCGTTTTGTGTTTTTGTCGCAGCTGTGGGCTTAATTGTTGTAGAGCGTAAATTAGTACCACGGACTGTTACACCATCAGGAATGGCTAGGGGGAAAACCTCTTCAAACTCACCAGTGCCTATTAATATAGTATCACCAGAAGTAGCTACAGTGAGTGCTTTAGCAAGAGTTAAGAAAGAAGTATCTTCAGACTTACCACCTGCACCAGAGTTAGTTAATGTAGTGACATCAGAACCAGACTTATTAACAAACCAAGTATTACCAGGACCGTTAGTGAGGTCAGTAGACAACATGGCTGTCGTAACTTCACCGACATTCGGTTTCTGGTTTGCAATTTCTACTATTGCTCCACCATTTCTGGCGTATAATTTTTGATCGGCTATATTAACCGCAATTTCGCCATCAACTAAATTAGAAGTTGTCGGGACCGTCGTTGCTGTTGTCGATCTTTTGAGTTTGATTCTCGTTGCCATCTGTTATAGCATCACTAGGTTTTTCGTTTATACTATTTAACTGGGCTGACAGATCTTGGATCTGTGCCTCCAGCATCACATTAATGAGGGTCAATTCGGAAATTTTCTTTTGTAATGTAGAAATAACAATTTGTGCGTTCATTTTAATAAGATTCTAAAAGGTTCCACCGTCTATAGTGTTTGTCCATACTGGGACACCACCACTGGTTACTGTAAGTATCTGATAGGAATCAGCTACGTCAGGAGTAGTACCAGGAGATGCCATGTTAGCAGCACCAGTTACCTGAAAAGCACCTGTGTTGTTACCAAAAAGGATACCGTTTGTTGTGAATGAACTAGCTCCACTACCACCGTGTGTAACGGCAAGGTCTGTATCCAATTCAAGATCACCAATAAGAACTGTACCACGGTCTCCAGTTACACCGAAAACAGTACCTGTGTCAGTTGCATTCTCAATGAATGTCCAAGCACCTGCACCATCTCCACCACCTGTGCGGTCATAACCAAAGAAACCAAACTTGTTGGTTCCAGATGCATTGTAGTGTACTTTAACACCACGATCCATTGCATCATCAGCACCCCTAACTGTTACTAGGGTAGCACCTACAACTTGGTCAGCAGTGATTGCTGCACTTAATGTAAGTGTTTTTGTGCCTGTATTGATAGAAGCAATAGTTGTACCACCAGGAATACCTGTTCCAGTTACAGCGTCACCCGCTTGTAACTGTTCTACACTGTCAACCTGAACTGCAACTGTTGCATTACCTGCAAAGGTAGCAAGAGTTTTAACTGTAACAGGTGTAGTAGGATCACCCAATTCAATGGTAGGATCGTTAACACTCATTGAAGCAGAGTTAACAGTCGTTGTTGTACCATCAATTTGAAGGTCACCTTTAATTATAACCAAACCATCAGCGTCTCCACCTGCAGGATATGGGTCAATAATCAATTCTTGTACACTATTAATAGTAGATAGTGTGTTTCCATCCAACTTAAGGTTGTCAATCTCAATATCACCAGTCTGTTGTGTAGTACCAGTAATAGTTGTTTGACCATTAAATGTTACTCCGTTCTGGAAAGTAGTAGTGGAGTTAACTGTTAATGAATCACCAGCAGCAGTACCGATTGTTGCACCATCATCAACCTTAAGGTCTTTGACCCATGCAGTTGCAGCAACACCAATACCACCAGCAAATGTTACAGATGCAGTTGCTACGTTGGAAGCATCAGTTGTATCTGCATAATTTGCAGTAACACCAGCAGCATAGTTCCAATCAGCACCTTCTACCTGAATTTTATCCGTTGTAGTCTCGTCATAGTATATGGAAGCATCCTTTGTGTTACCAAAGTTTAGTTTCATATCATCAGCGATACGCAAGTCGGGGGTTCCTGCTACACGCTTGATGTCTAAAACTGCATCTGAATCATTATATGAGAGCTCTATATCTCCTGTAGTTCCAAACTCTAGTTCCTGACCATCTTCAATAACCAGTTTACCTGTGCCATTAGCACGGAAGATAAGGTCAGCATCTGTTGTGGAGGTTGTAATGACGTTAGCATTTAAGTTAATGTCATCAACATTCCAGTTATCAATCTTTGAGTTACTATCAACTATTACAGATGAACTAGCAGTTAGAGTTCCAGCGACATGATCAAGCATGTCAGTGAAGTATCTACCACCAACTACCTGAGCAGCACCGTTATTATCACCTGCAAACAGACGGTCACCCGCATTTGCCTGTGTACCGTTAGCACCTGTAGTTAATGCTAATTCACCATAGGTAATGGTGCCTGGTGCGGTTGATCCAGTACTCCTTTTAATGAGTATATTTGATGCCATTAGAAGCTACCCCCGTTGATAGTTACGTCGTTCAATACATTTGTCGGTACAAATTTTGTGTCAGCTGCAGAATAAACTAGCACTGCACCGTTTGCTAGTCCACCTTGTGAAGTATCTGTAAGGTCAACATCGGACATTCCTCCGATAGTACCACCGCCACCTCCTGTGGCTACTCTGGTTACTCTTGGAACCGATTGGTCTCCAAATCTTAGTCTTGCCATTAGATAGTTACCCCCTCAAGTACACTGACTGATCCTTCTAGTACTCTTGACTTTGTACCAGAAGCTGCTGTGATAACGACATCATATACATAACGACCTGACTTCATTGTGGTCGTTTGTCCATTAGTTAGAGATAGTTGGATCTGCCCACTTGTAGCGGGAGATAAAATTGCAGCAGTTACTGTAGTAGATGCACTACTTGTGTAATGTTTTTTAATTTTACACGCCACAGAATATCCCGTAAGGTTAAATACTGTTCCATTATCGTTTTCAATCGTGAAGTCGATAATAAAATCAGAACCTTGGTATATTATGAGGTTTGATACAGCACTAGCCATACTCTAAAGAATTTCCTATATTATTTAGCTTAACTCTATTTATCCTCTTTATCAACCAAACTTTTAACAAGTGCCTTTAACTCTGCTACTTCGTCTTTTAAAGTAGCCATTTCTGCTTCTTTTCTCTTTGCTTCACTACGAGCTTTCCTATAAGCTTCGTATGCAGTGAGGTCAGTATTTAATATTGCATTAGAATTTGGATCCCTGCCGAGTTGCGTATGCCCTTCGACAGGTATCAGTTCAATTACGTCTCTTTCCATTATGCTAACGCTATCGCTCTAAAGTCTGTAACTCTAGGTATGTATGGTTGATTCCAACTTAGAAGACTGATCTTGATCTGGAATGCATCAAAGTCATCAGTGTCCTCTACGGTGAACTCATAATCTGTAAATGTGTCTAGATTGTTCTGTGGAACTAACTCACCGCTATCTGCTTTACCATCAGTATTAAAGAACTGGAATGGTAGTTCATCGAGGTTACCAGCAAAACCAACTGGAACTAACTTGTACATCACAGTAATCTTAGACTGGTTGAATGTATTAGCAGCAAGCATAACCTTGATACCACTAGCACTCTTCTCTAGTCTCGCTACCTTAGTAATGTAGTTAGCAGCACACTCTCCACCAATTTCTGCAGATGGAGTAATGTTATTGTACTGGTTTGCAGTTGTAATGACAGCACACTGAGTTAAATCAATGACAGGAGATAAGTGAGTTACCTCTGAACCAAGATTTATTTCCATAGTGAATGACTTAGCACTGCTCATTCTGTTGATTTCATTCAACTGGTTAGCAATGATCTTAGTTGCAGGGAAGTAGTTCTCTTCTGCAATGGTTATATCATTCCATGCAGCATCCTTAACAAAGGAAGTTTCTGCACTCTCACCAGCTGGCCAAGGACCACATGATGTACCAGATGTACCTTTCACCCTAGCGACAATACTTGTCTGAGGTTCTACCTGACTTTGAATCTGAGGTGTAAGAACATCCCATGGGATATTCTGAGAGATTGTCATGTTAGGTCCACCACAGTTAATACTCTTACCAGCATTCTTAGAAGTGATCTTCAAGTTGTAACTATGAGGACTATTGATAGAGATAACTCCACCAGTAGAACTATTATGAGTTCCGTTAATTAATGTTAGTGGGATACCAGCAAGGTTGTAGCATTGTACAACAGCATTATCTGCGTGTACTTTACCAGTACCAGACCCTGAAGTACCTGAATAGTTTCTACCTGCAGCATTAATAGTAATGACGTTACCTGCGATAGCTTGGTATGCAATGATCTCATCTCCACTACCATCTTCCTCTGTACCAAGTATCTTAAGGAAACCAAGGTTGGAGCTACCTACAGCAGAACCACCTATTGTTGTATGGAACTGAGATGCATCATCAACAGTCAATGAAGTACCTGTAGCAGTTAATCCAGCACCCATATTGATTGCAGTATCAGCAACTTCTGAAGTTGCTCCACTTAGTTCAACATAGTTGAGACCTGACTGCTGACCATGGTTACTATGGAATACTCGTATTTCATCACTACCAGATGTTGTCTGTAGTGCATTGGTTCTTAGATTTAAGAAACCACCATTAGATTCACCTAACTGTGCGTTCTCTAGTACAAGTGTACTATTAGATGCTGTCGTTGGTAATGTGAACTCTGCTCTATAGATCTTGAACATCAAGTCCTCATACTGAGAAGGTGTCCAAGTAGATGCGTTCTGTGATTTGAATAGAACACCGATATATGGCTGCTCTGAGATCTTCTCACCAGCATGTGCA